AGCACGCGCCAGCACGCGCCAGCACGCGCCAGCACGCGCCAGCACGCGCCAGCACGCGCCAGCACGCGCCAGCACGCGCCAGCACGCGCCAGCACGCGCGTTTAGCGCCGCGAGTATGCTTTCAAGGCCGCCTTTGCAGAATTCCAAGTATCGTAGGAACCTACAAATTCACCGTCATATCGCGCGATATAGGAATCCCCGGACTTGATAACGCCGGTGAAAAAATAACTGTCATAGGACATGCCCGACTCCGATTCTGCTAAACGATAGCGCGCGCTTGATTGCGCGCGCTACGGCAAAACAGAAAAACGCGCGCAAGAAAACTTGCGCGCGTGCCATATATCACCGCCCGAAGTCGCCCGGATGCACGTCACGGGGCCGCAATTCCGGCGGAGTCGAGTAGTACGCAAGGCCCCGCCACAAGTTTTCGCGCGCTTGGCCGTAGCCGATAGAATCGGGCGGTAACGATTGCATAACGCGACTCTGCAATTCCATAATGAAAACCCTTTCGCGCGGGGTTGCGCGCCCTACGATTTCACGACTCCGTATATCCGCAGCGCGTAGCGCCTTACGGGGTAAATGGTTAATTTTCATATCGCGCCCCCCGCTTTCTCGATTTCAAGCGCGTTGCTAAGTCCCGCAAGGCGGTAGCGTTCTATATGTCGCCACGCGGGGCTATGGACTGGCACGGGATAGACTCGCCGCCCCGCGTCAATTCTTTCAGCGTCAATCGCCTTACCGTCTCGATTGAACCATACGGAAAACTTTGACTTCAATCCGGTGATTCGGTAATTGTGCGCAACAAAACCGCCGCGCCCTTGGTTAAAGAATGCAATTTGCATCTCAAGACTCCCCTACGCATAGCCAAGATGGACAAGCGCAAGCGCAATCTTTGCACGCGATAGCGCCGCGCGCGCTTTCTCACGGTTGCGCGACTCGCGCGCAAGGCGCAAGGCTTTGAGTGAATTTTCATAGATAGTTTTTTGCATGGCTTAAGCTCCTGTTTTCTGTTTCCGTACTCCCATTGTTAAAGCGATTCGCGCAATCCGACAAGCGAAAAATTGACAATCTGACAATGCCCTCGCCCTAGCCCTCGCCCTAGCCCTAGCCCTAGCCCTCGCCCTCGCCCTCGCCTTCGCCTTCGCCTTCGACGCTGGCCTTCGGCGCTGGCCCTCGCCTTCGCCTTCGCCTTCGGCGCTGGCCTTCGGCGCCGGCCTTCGGCGCTGGCCTTCGGCGCTGGCCCTCGCCTTCGCCTTCGCCTTCGACGCTGGCCTTCGGCGCCGGCCTTCGGCGCTGGCCTTCGGCGCTGGCCCTCGCCTTCGCCTTCGCCTTCGGCGCTGGCCTTCGGCGCCGGCCTTCGCCCTCGCCTTCGGCGCTGGCCTTCGGCGAATCAGCTTGCGCGCGCGAGGCACAACGTCGAACCCCTGTCAAGTGATTCGGTGCCTGGAAGGGGTGTCAAGTGATTCGTTTGTGGCAAAATTGCCCGAAAAAAAGCCTATCTGGGCCATCGTAGCCACGTCTAAAATTCCCCCACCACCCCAGCCGAAAATTAACTTTCCGTCAACCACCCACAAAAATTTTTCGGGGAATCTTGCAATCCCTTTCACAATCCCTCACCATGACCGGACCCGAATCACCAGAGGAACTGCTATGACCGACACATGGCCCGAGCCTTACGCGACCATCGCGCGTTTGCGCATAGAGCGCATGAGCGACCGAAAGATTGCCGACGCCCTCGGCATAAGCTCGGACACGCTCGCAAGTCACATCCGAAAATGGCAGCGCGACCACCCCAAGCGCCCGTTGCCTTTGTCAGACACCGCGTTGCGCGCCAGAGAGCGGGAAGAGATTTTGTCCCTGCTCAAACGCGGGATACACTATCGGCGCGTGGCAGAGATAACAGGCTACCGCAAAGCGCGCGTGAGTTCGGTGTACGTCCGCGCGCGCCAGCTAGGTCTAGTCGAGCCGCTGCGCAAACCTCCCGCAAACGCTTACGAGGCGTGGCAGCGGCAGCGCGGCAATAAAACAGCCCCCGCGAGTGGTGGCTTCGCGGGCGTGTTGCAGCGCATGACCGTGGCGCAGTATGAGGCGCTGCTGCGCCGCCAGACACGCGGGGATGAGACACTGGCCGAGATCATCGCAGGCGTACTTGTGGAGGCACTGGATGGACCCCGCTGATCTGCTGGACCTGACGATCCTGCGCCTGCACCGCGAGAACCTGACAGACCTGCAAATCGCGCGCCAGACCCGACAAACACGGCAGCGCGTCACCGCCCGCCGGAGAAGCATTATCACCGAAGACTGCCTCGCAGACCCCGAAGCCGCCGCGTATTGGCATTCACGCAAGGAAACCGCACAATGACACTCCCGACACTCATCGGATTCACCGGCAAGGCCGGTTCCGGCAAAACCACCGCCGCGAACTGGGCGCTCAGAAACCACAAGAACTGCCTCAAGCTGTCGTTTGCAAGCCCGCTGAAGGCCGCCGCCCAAGGGCTTATCAACAGCGTGCGCCCGAAAAGCCACCCGATCACCGCCTCCGAGTACATCGCCAACCGCGACCTCAAGGAGCAGCCGATCCCGTTCCTTGCCAACATCACAGCGCGCCGAATTATGCAGACGCTCGGCACGGAGTGGGGCCGCGACACCCTTCATCCCGATTTCTGGGTCACGATAGCCGCGCAGAAGGTTGAGCGATTGCTTGGGCACTCGTACCGTCAGGGCACCATCCGCCTGCAAGCGGTGTTTGATGATGTGCGGTTCGAGAACGAGGCCGAGATGATCCGCGCCTATGGCGGCACTATCGTCCATATCGAGCGCCCCGACCTAGAGCCGGTCGAGGCGCACGCAAGCGAGGCTTTGGGTTTCGAGGCCGACTACACCTACCTCAATGACGGGACCGTGCAGGACATGGAGGCATGGCTGCTCGAAAACTTCGCACCCGAGGCTTGACGAATCACGGTGGCGTGTGCCAACATGCCCCTACAGGTTCTCCCACCTGTATCCTCATGGTATAAACTCGCGTCGGGCCTAGCGCCCGACGTTTTTTTATGGCAGTCTTGCCGCTATGACCCTAGACCCGAGTTTTATCAATGACGCCCCCAAGCTGCTCGCCCGAGTGCGCGCCGAGAGCGCGCGCCGGTCGTTCAAGGAGTTTGTGCATCAGGCGTGGCCGACCATAGAGCCTGGCCGCCAACTGGTCTGGGGCTGGCCGCTTGACGCCATCGTGCTGCACTTGGAAGCTGTCGCCAGAGGTGACATCAAGAAGCTGGCTATTTTTGTGCCGCCGGGGTTCGGAAAATCCCGATTCACGAGGGTCTTTTTCCCCGCGTGGAGATGGGTGCAAGACCCCTACCACAAGTTTCTCAGCGCCTCTTATGGTATCGACCTGACCGTGCGCGATACGCTCGATCTACGGCGCATTGTAACGTCCGAGTGGTATCAGGAGACCTTCGGCCTCGGCATTGCCGAGGATGACGGCGGACGCACCGGCTTTACGCTCAAGAGCCTCGGAAGTATCAAGCCTATCACAGTCGGCGGTAAGACCACGGGTTTCCGTGGCGACACAGTGCTTTTTGATGACATCATCGGCGTTCAGGACGCAAACAGCCCGTCCAAACGCGCAGAGGCGAATGAATGGTTCCGCGAGTCGGCCCAGAACCGCGTCAACGACGCCACCATGTCGTCGCGCGTGCTGATTATGCAGCGCGTGCATGAGGACGACCCTGGCGCGCTGGCGATGAAGATGGGCTACGAGCCGCTTATCATCCCGATGGAGTGGGACGAGCAGTTCCGGCACACCACGTCTATTGGCTGGACAGACCCGCGCACGGTAGAAGGGGAACTGGCCTTCCCCGAGCGCTTCCCGCGCGAGGAAGTCGAACTGCTCAAGGATGACGAGACAGGGATGGGCGCCTATGCCTACGCAAGCCAATACCAGCAGACGCCCGTGCCCCGTAAAGGCGCGCTGATCCCCGTGGACAAAATACAGGTCGTGGACGCGCTGCCGGAGGATTCATACATCACCGTCCGCGCGTGGGACTTGGCGGGCACAGCGGGCGCGGGCGCGTTCACTGTGGGCGTGCGGATGAAATATGGCCGCAACAGCCGCAGGTTTTTCTTCGATGATGTGAAGCGCGGACAGTTCTCGCCAGGTCGCGTGCGCGAACTGATCCTTGACACCGCCATAGAGGACACTACCGAAACGCTCGTCATCTTGCCAAAAGACCCCGGCCAAGCGGGGGTGGCGCAGATCGCGGACCTGACCGCCATGCTGGCGGGCTTCAACGTCAGGGCGGAAGCGCAGACAGGCTCCAAAGAGATGCGCGCCGAGCCGATGGCAGGCCAGATCGAGCACGGCCACGTCTCTATCGTGCAGAATACATGGACCAAACCCTTTCTGGACGAAATGCGGTTCTTCCCTAAAAGTAAGTTTTGTGATCAAGTAGACGCGGCAGCTAGCGCGTTTAATGCTTTGGCGGCCCTCGCGCGCCACCGCAAGCGGACGCTGCAACTCGTTGTCGGTGGCGAGCGGCAGGACAACTATGCCACGATGCACGCGACCCGTTAAGGTCTTGACAACGCGCCAAGGTGCCCGCGAAAACTGATTCGCCGCCCCGTTGTCATTTGACCAGCGTTCGGGTATGCTGCGCGAAACCCCAGCCCAACAAGGCGCGCGCATGACCGAAAACATCAAGAAAGCGGGACGCTACCAGACGCTCGGCGTTGATAGCGACTATTCCCCGAACTGGGGCATCCGGCAGGATGAGTATGTGCCCGATCTGCGCGGGCAGCGAGGGATCAAGCGGCTGCGCGAGATGTCGCAGAATGATCCTATTGTCGGCGCGGTTCTCAGCGCGATGGACTTGATGATCCGCTCGACGCCGTGGCGTATCGAGGGCGGGAGTGACGAGGCCAACGAACTCGTTGAGTACTGTCTGCACAATCTGGACGACGCGACGTTTGAGATGCTGTTGTCGGACGTGCTCAGTTTCCTGCCCTACGGGTTTTCTGTGTTCGAGATCATCGCGCGTCGCCCGAGCGCCCACCCGAGGGGATGGGTCACGCTTTCGCGTCTCGCGCCGCGCGCGCAATGGACCATCGACCGCTTCGAGGTTGACCGGCAGGCGCGCATACTCGGCGTCTACCAGACCTCGACACTGGGCAGCGGGTTTATCCCTGCGTGGAAGCTGTTGCACTTCCGCACTGCGAGCAAGCAGAATGACCCCGCAGGGCAATCGGTGCTGCGCGCCGCGTACCAGCCGTGGTATTTCGCGCGCCGTATTCAGGAGATCGAGGCGGTCGCTATCGAGCGCGAGCTGAACGGTTTGCCGCTCTTCCGCATCCCTTCCGACTACCTCAGCCCCGACGCGACACCAGAGCAGAAAGCCTTGGTAAACATGGTCCGGCAGATCGGGCGCGACGTAAAGCGCAACGAGCAGGGCTTCATTATCATTCCCTCGGACCCTTACGAGGACAAGGACGGCAAGCTGTCCGACATCCGCATGGTGGATTTCGAGTTGGTCGCCAGCCAAGGCAAGCGCGACATCAGCACCCACGAGGTGATCGTGCGGTATCAGCAAGACATGGCGCGGTCAGCGCTGGCAGACTTCGTGATGCTCGGCGTCAATGACCGAGGCAGTTTCGCGCTGTCCAAGTCCAAAGCTGACCTGTTCCTGAAAGCCCTTGAAGGGTATTTGGACGCGATTGCATCGGTTTTGAACCGGCAGCTAGTCCCGAAGCTGATGGCGTGGAACGGCATTGCGGAAGAGGACGCGCCGAAGATCATGCACGGGCGCGTGGCCCCGACCGATCTGGCCGAACTGCAAGGATACATCAAGGCTATGGCAGACATAGGGGTAGACCTTCTGGACGACACCACGCAAGACTTCTTGCGCAACGCCGCCGGACTGCCGCCGATCACAGGGCGCGCGGACCTGCCAGACACACCGCCCGCAGACGACAGTAACGGCAATGACGCGCCACCCGCAAATGGCAATACGAGCGATGACACACCAGACGAGCAAGACACCTAGAAAACTTCCGCAGCAGATGCGGGTTTGCCGAAGGGGGCAATGATGACCACTGTTGACAAGGCGTCAGGGGCCAAGCCGATCTACATGTACCGCTCGGTGATGAACGCCGAGGAAATCGTTGAATGGGCGCGCGAGCAAGGTTTTGGGAGCACGCTGGAACCTAACGATATGCACGTAACCGTCGTGTTCAGCAAAGCGGCGTTCAGCCGCGAACTCACCGAGGTAGCGGAATCACACGGGCAGCTGGGCTACAGCAACATCGTTGTTCGCGGCGGAAAGCGCGCGGTTGTCCCGCTCGGGGACAAAGGCGCCGTGGTGCTTAAAATCCAGAGCGACCAGTTGCAGTACGAGCACATGGAGTTTCGCGGTATGGGCGCGTCGTGGGACTTCCAAGAGTACACGCCGCATGTGACGATCACCTATCGCGGCACCACAAAGCCGCCAAGCGAGATCATGCCTTTCACCGGCGACATTGTGCTAGGTCCGTTGCGCGCCAAGCCCCTGAACCCTGAATGGGACACGGAGATCGCGGAGATCGACCTCGCTACGCAAGGAGGTGCCGAATCACTTCAGGATGTGTCAAGACAAAAAGACTTGTCTAAAACGTCGGATTCGCACATAGTCCGCGACATGGCCGAGCACGAAGTCAACAAATCCGCTACCATCCTCAAGCTGGACACAGAGCGCCGCATTGTCTGGGGCTGGGCAAGTGTCAGCACGCTGAAAGGCGAACTTGTCACCGATCTGCAAGGCGACCGGATGTCGCCTGCGGTGATGAGCAAGATGGCTGACGGCTTTATGCGCAGCGTGCGCGCAGCCAAAGCCATGCACGAGGGCGAGGACGTGGGCGAAGTCATCCACTCGTTCCCGCTGACCAAAGAACTTGCCGACGCCTTCGGAATCCAGACCGACCGCGAAGGATGGATAACTGGCACCTACATCAAAAGCGATGAGGAATGGGCCAAAGTCCTGAAAGGCGAATATCGCGGTCTGAGCATTGGCGGCAAAGCAAAACGGAGGCCCGCATGAGCACCTATGATCTTGAAGATGTGGAGCTGCTGGAGCTTTCCCTCGTGGACAATCCGGCGAATCAGCACGCAAGTGTTGTGCTATGCAAGCGATTCGGCTATAAAGATGGTGTCAAGCCCAAAGTAGACGGGCAAGCAACAGAAGGAGAGGGTCAAGTGACCGTCGAAGAACTCACCAAGAAACTGGAGGCTCTTCAGGCCCAGGTCACTGACCTGACGAAGAAAGCCGAAGACGCAACCTTCGCGCAGGAGGCCGCCGAAGCCGCAGCCGCCGCGCTTGCCAAGTCTGCGGAGGACGCAGGGCTGGACGTTGAGGACGGCAAGATCGTCAAGCGCGCCGACCCTGAATACGTCGAGATTGACGGCGAGCGGGTCGAGAAATCCGCTATTCCGGCACCCGTGCTGCGGTCCATCGAAAAGGCCGCTGCCGACATCGCCAAGATGCAGAAAGCTGCCGAGGAAGTCGAACTCGCCAAGCGCGGCGAAGCCGAACTGCCCAATCTGGCAGGCACTCCGCTTGCAAAAGGCAAGCTGCTCGCAGCGGTCCAAGGCGACGAAGACGTGCTGAAAGCGCTCAAGGCCGCTGACGCTGCGATGGCGAAAGCCTTTACCGAAACCGGCCACGGCGATGTGAACGATGAGTCCTCGCCGTCCTTCCGGCTCGACACGCTTGCTAAAGCGCACGCATCCGCGCAGAACGTCACCTTTGAGGCGGCGTATGCAGAAGTAACAAAAGCTGGCGTTGGGGCAGACCTTCTGAACCAACTGCGCAGCGAAGCCAACTGAGGGGTTTGACCTATGGCTGTTCAAGAAGCACTCATTAGCGTTACGCTCCCTGCGGGCGCTGATCTTCGGACCCACCAGTACAAGTTTGTTTCTGTCGATGCGACAGGGCGGGTTGTGCTGACGGGCAACGACGCAAAAGCACAAGGCATTGTGCTCAACGATCCCAACACGGGCGAGGCCGCGATTGTGGCTATTTCGGGCATCGTCAAAGTCAAGTGTGGCGCTGCTGTCACACGCGGCGGAGATGTGGGTTCGGGCGCAAACGGTGCCGCGAAAAACGCGGGAACCGCATCGGAAGTGCTGGGCACGGCACTTGAAACAGGCGCAAACGGGCGGATCATCTCGATCCTGCTTGGCCGCTGATAGGGCTGAGGAGAAAAGACAATGACCCAACCCACCGCACGCGCTGTTCATATTGACCAGCCGCTTACCAATATCTCCATTGCGTTCCTCCAGAACGCAAACAACTTTGTTGCAAGTCGGGTGTTCCCAAACATCCGCGTGCAAAAGCAGTCGGACGTGTATTTCCGCTATGACCGTGGTTTCTTCAACCGCAATCAGGCCAAGCTGCGCGGACCAGCGACAGAAGCCGCAATCGCGGGTTTCGGTCTGGACACCGACAGCTACTTTGCAAAAGTCGTGGCCCTGAAAGCGCAACTGGCTTGGC